ACGAACTCTGTCTTATGTACCCTGCCATTTGTTTATCTCCTACCTGAAGGTATAAAATCTATATATAAACCATTTATCTTGTATGGTGGTTTTGTATCCTCTGTAACAACTGTAAAGTTATTACTTGTACCACTTCCTTGTACTGGTATTCTTATCATAGGTGCTGCAGTACCACCAAACACTGTTGAGTTAAACACTGCATCACCAAAGATTGCAGGTGGATTAACTGTACCAAAAGAAAAATCACTTGTTGGTTGTGGAATATCTTGACTGTTAAAGTCGTATTTAATTTGTAGTGCTGGAGTTACAACTCCTTCGGCTGAACAAGAAACTCTAACATAATGTAAAGTTTTTAAAGTTCCTAAGTCTCCGTAGTCATAGTCTGGTGTGGCATATCTAGCAAGTATGTTAGACCCATTAAAGTCGTCACCTGAATCGTGTACAAGCACATAGCCATCAGTATCACCGTGAAAATATTTTTCAACACCATCATCATTAAATCCAGCTCCTATGCTGGTTACTTCTATTCCTTTTGTTTCTGACCACTCAAACCCGTTTGGTCTAAGTGTTCCTATAATTCCTTTTTGCTGTGCATTGATAACACCTGTATTTGTATAAAATAATCTATACTGAGACTTTTCTCTAATCACAACACTTGATATTACAAACTTATCAATGTTTTCTGCTAGACTTGTAATAATAGGTTGGATAGCTTTACTAACTGTACCCAACTCAACGTCTCCAATCCTTGCAGTACCAGCAACCGTTCTTAGTCCATCTGGTGCTAAAAAGATAAGGTCACCACCTATTTCTTGAATACTATATCCTGATAGACAACCAATGTTTTTTGCTACTGGAATGACTACTGCTGTACCGTTTATATCTTGTAGCTTGAATATACTGTTTCTACAAAATATAAAAAGTTCATTACGGAAACTTTTAATTCCTACTATTTGGTCTGACAAGGTTATAGAACCTGAACCAGTACCATTAAAAGTTGTAGGGTCTAATAATGTACTATAAAAAACTGTACTAAGATTATCTTCTACACCTGCAACAATTAAATGTTTATCGTGTATTTCAGAGTGTGTTGCAAACTTAGTGCTTGTTACAGTAATTTCACCACTAAAGTATGTTCTAGTATTAATGTTAGAACCTGTACCTTCCATTCTAAAATAGTAAGGTTTGTTAGCTCCATCACAAATTACTAGAAGTCCATAATCATATGTAGGTCCTTCAAACAATGAAAAGCTAATTTTACCTTGACCTGTTCTAGTAAGTGTACTACGACCTGTAAAGGCTGTGTAGTTATCTCCACTAGCATCTACAGAACTTCTGCTTATGTTTAACCAACTTGTACCATCTTGACTAAAGAATATTCCTGTCGATGCACAAGCTACAACACCATCTCCATAAGGTATTACCCCATGAATAGTATCAGCACTACCACTTACTAGTGCAGCACTACCAGCTCCTAATCTACTAAAACCATTAATACGTCTATAACCACCTTCGATAGAAACTTCAAAGTTACTAAGGTCTGTAGCTACACCGGGAGTTTTAAGTAAGTCAATCTGATTAGAAGCTTTGACTAAACCACCGGCACATGCAACTGTATAAGGTTGTGATGTTGCCATAAATTAAAAGTATCTTCTATCGTCTGTCATAGCACGAGGAGTAGGATTAATCAAATTAGATTTCATACTTCTCATTGCCTTTTTGTAATCGTCCATAGCAAACGCTGCTTGTTGTGGAGATTCTTTAAACTGCCATACATAATATCTTGTTCTAGCAGTTATGACATTCGTATATTGTTCAGGAAACACAACTGTATCTCCGTGTGCTGATAAAGCTGTAGGTTTGTCAAATGCATAAAAATGTACATTATACACTTTATCAGGAATTGGACTTAATCCAAACTTTCTACCATCTGGTGATTTAATTACACTTATTGGCTCACCATAGTTTTGTGTGTTTGCATCGTCTTCGTTTTCGCTGTCTCTATAATATCTTTTCCAATCAGCTAAGTTTAAAAACTTTAATCCTTTTGA